GTAAATCTGCACCCAAATCTAAAGCTTTTAATGGATTACCTTCTTCTATAGTAGAAGACATATTTGATCCAGCTGGCTTTTTACTTAGTGGATTAACATTACCTTTCTTGCCGCGCTTCAATAACAGATATGTCAATATGCCAGCAGCTTTTGCTCTTTTGTTTATACCGCTCTTGTTTGCAATAGTTTTGATTGCTCTGTTATCGGAATCCAAAAACTTTTGCTGAGTTGCTGTTAGACTACTATACTTTCTACCTGGCTTAAATAGAAGTTTTCTTGCTCTTCTATCAAGCAATCTTTCTGTATCGTCATCCTCATCGTCATCATATCTAGAACGTGGTCTTCTTCTTCTTGCTTCGTCAATAATTTCTTCACTAATACCAGCTTCACCAAATGGAATAGTTACATACTTGTCTAGCTGCTGAGAATAATATAGACCGACTTGCTGTCCTCCTGGATATACACGAACTGCTTTACGTTTCAGAACAACAATGGAAGGAACATCAGAAATACTGACAGGAGCTTCTACAACAAGTTCTTCATTCATACCTTGAACGTTACGCTTGACTTTCATGTATACAGGTTCATTTGAGATAACCTGATTCATGAGTGAATCGAGAAGATCGATCAATATCTTCTTCTCAGCAGGTGTCATCTTGTCAGCACCTTTATCCAATGCGCGTTTAAGCATTGGAAGCTTCTTAGCATCAAATAGACCAGCGCGAACCAGCGTAGTCAGTTTACGCTGTTCCTTATCTTCTTTTTCGGTTATAAGTTCGTATTGCTCTCTTAGGTTTTTGATGCTTTTCATGATGTATTACTTCTTCTTTACAGCAGTTTTTTTCTTACTCTTTGCACTCTTCATCGCTTTATTTACAACATCATCAAATTTACCAAGCGGCGTTTTATTTGGCAAAGGACGACCAAAATACTTTACTGGTAAAGCTTCATCCAGCTGGTCTGCTGATTCAAATACTTGACCAAAGTAGTTCTGTGCAATCTCAATCTTGCGCTCTTCAAGCTTCTCAACTGCCTTTGTAGAAAGAGCAGCGGAAAAGTTCTCGCGCATTTCATCTAGTTTGCCTTCTAGAATGTTATCTAATGCTTTGTTGATACTCATCTGTTTTCTCCGATAGTAATCTTATTATTTATAAATCTTGTACAAGTTGACAATGGAATAAAGCAATCTGCTCACCTCTAGGATGGTGAACGATTATCTCATCATCAATGTTATGTGGTCCTGACAATATATGAATCTTTGAACCTCTAGGCAGCACAACTTCCTTATCAAATGTTGTACCTGTCAGCGAATCCACATATGTTGCATTCTGTCCTCGTTGTATGTCTATCTGTAGCAATACTTTTGGTGCCTGCTGATCTACCTGAGTATAAACGTCAAGTGCTGTATTGTAGTCCAAAGAGCAAGATGTATAACCTCTGAATATGTAATCTTTTCCTTGACTGAACTTTGAAGGATCATATCTTGCTGTTAGTCCAGTATATACTATATGATCAAAAGGCGCTTGCGATCTCGCTAACATATTGTCCATGGTAACAATGGTATTCTGAACATCTTGTGCTGTTTGAGGATCTATCGTATCATCAAAACCCTTGTATAGGTAGTTGTTTATCGGTTGAAACAAATCGTTTGTATATGCTTGCAATGCTGAAATCTCTTCAGGCGCAAAGTTAGCTGGATTGTAAACCTTTTTGAACTCTTTTTCGTTTCTTACTATGTCTTTATATGTCTGTGTGAGAGCGCGAATATCACTATCTTTTACATCTCTTGATATTTTCAAATGTTTCTGTAATACCGCTTCTTGTTCTGGATCATTGATTGATCCATTGGTCGCCCTATCAACCATCTTTTGTAGTTGCTCGGCATGCTTGAATGGAACAAGTCTGTTACGTACTACAGTGTATGCAACTCTGCCTGTTTCGTCAGCATAACGACCAAAACCAAGATATGTCAATCCAAGTTTTTTTGCTTCTGATGCTGCCTCTGAACTAGGTTCAGCTACAACATTGGCTGCAAGATTTTCAGTAAGAAAATCACCATACTTCAACATTACTTCACAATCTCCAAACTATCATTGATAAATCTCATTTGTCTCTTATCAAATAAAGGATTTTCTTGTAGTTTAGTTGAACCATCTTCAATAGGTGGTGCTATATCCTGTTTAGCAGCATTCATAGATTGTAGTGGTGTAGGCGGTGGCACATTTGGTTGAATAGGTAAAGGATTACCTGCCATATCTGGTGGTGCAGCTACACTAGGTGCAAGAGATGCTTGCTCTTCTTCTATCTGGGCTTTCATCTCTTCAATTTCATCATCATCCATCATCAATATGTTTTTACGTACCCATTCCATAGAATAATAACGTCCAACATATGGATCCACTAACTGAAGTGTTTGAATACGATTTTGGATAAGTTCAGCTTCTTTTAGTTCTGTGAAGTTGTTATCTTTCTTGAAGTCATACCAAATATCTTCTTTGAATTCTTTCCATTCTTCTTCTGTACAAATACCTTTTGTTACTAATTGAATACGAAGAAGATCATCAAACAGAGTGGAAAATTTGTTACGGAGACGCTGAATAAACTTTGTAAATTTCAATTCATCGCGTGTAATTTCTGTTGATCGTCCTAAAATACCACCACCCGGTTGCTGTTCTAAACGACCAACAGGAACACCAAGTGCCTTGTAAAGCTTCTTTTCAAAATACTTAACATCTTCCATTTCGCCTAGGTTTTGTCCACCAGGAAGAGTTGTAATTTCTGTTCCTTTACCACCTTCACGACGAGGTAACCAGAAGTCTTCAAGCATGGAGAGATGCTTACGATCATCTTTGATTTCACCAGTATTGCTATCATATACCAGCTTGTTACGATACTTGGTCATAACATCTTTTAAATACTGTTCGGCCTTGATTGTTGGCATATTACCAACGTCAATGTAGAAGATACGGCGTTCGGGTGCGCGTGAGAGACGATAGATAACAGTTGCGTCTTCCACCATTCTAAGCTGATTAAGTGGTTTGATTGCTTTGTGTAGATATGAAAGAACCATTGCTCTTTTACTATCCATCAAACCTGAATTGACGTTTACGATAGAATCTGTAGCAATCTTTGCGCCTAGATTGGAATGTGTGCCAATAATACCTCGTTCATTATAAAGATAATACTCATTTACCTTTTTGATTAGTTCAATACCAGAACGGGGATCTCTTGTTTTTTGAACCTCACGAACTTTACGAATACGACGAGGATCAATATATCTTAATTCTTTGATACCGTTTCTTGGATTTTTTTCATCTAATATGATATGATAGAACAGTCTTCCGTCTATGTACCAGCGACGAAAAATTTCATGTCCCATGTTGCCAAAGTTTAGCAACTTGAGCATAATATCAAATTCTTCACGGATTGCTTTCTTAATTTTATCTGCTTGTTTTAATTCATCTGTGTCTATGTCAACACCAGTATCAGTATCATCATTGACAATGGCTTCATTAATGATTTCATCAATAGCAGTTTCCAATTCTGGTTGCATTGCCATTTCACGATACCGAGTGATTAACTCGATTTCGTTTCTAACTACACCATCAAGATCAACATAGGTGCCATAATAAGCACCAGATTGAATAGTTACGGCCCCGTCATCGTTTTGTGGCAGGGCAAACGTTTTATTATCTTCTACTTCTTCTTGTTTTCTCTTGCGGCTAATCTCAAAGCCAAAAAGCTGGACCATCAAATACTCCGATTCTAGTTAAGGGGAAGATTTCTCTTCCCCCTAATCATTTATAAGACTTAAATTACGAGTTCGTTCTGAGTGGCGCTTTGATCGCCACTGAGAGTTTCCCACCACTGATACGAGAATGTAACAGCATATTCTTGAATTGCGTCATTAGAACCCCAATCCAAGTCAATAGCTGAAACGTCAATTGGAAACAATCCAATGAACTTGTATGCCTTTAGAACTTCGCCTGTCTTGCTATACTGCTTTACGTATCCGTCTTGCTGATACTCAAAGCTGTTAACAAGATTTGGATTTCTTAGGTTTGTTCTGTGTGAGTTCAAACCATTCATCCAGTTCTCAAAAGCATTTCTAAGTCTAAAATCTTCATCATTCCAAATTGTGACAGTCCATTCTGGGAATGTTCTATTGCCTGCGAACTTAAGTTCACGGCCAAAGTAGTTTACAGGAATTGGATTCACTGTAGAACCAGGGATTTGACCGGAATGACACATAAAAGTAAACTTTTCAGAGATGCCATTCACGTTTGTTACAACAGAACCAGGAAATGTCATAGTGCATTCAAACAGATTGTAGCGGGCACCGTCTAGTGCCATCTGTGATCTGAAATCCTGAATATTAAATGCCATTTTTAGTTACTCCTTATCTGTGATATTTATTAGAATCTGCCGACGATTTCATCGAAGGCAACGCCAGTTCTAACAG